TGAGATCGTGTGTCAGGTAATTATATTCACTCTCGTGAAATGTCGTCTCGAATGTCGATCCTTTCTGGAAACCGTATGGGAGACTATACAAAATCTTTCGATTGAAACTACAGAATATCACATCCCGTGTGGGTTCAGTTTTATAAAACTCCATGAGTGCCCCAACGATGGATAGATTATCACCCTTGATATCGATGAGTAGTAGAGTTCTTCGAATGTCGGGAATTTGATCGTATACGTCTCTCAGAGTGCACACACCTTTCTCCCTTAACTGTTCCAAAGACATATCCGCCACGAAGTGGTCCCCCAAATACACATCGTGATGAAGAACCAATTCCCCCGTTCCACACAACTGCACGTCGATCTCAACCCCATCATAGTCCCTGTGAATCGCCTGACGAATCGCTTCTATACTGTTATCCTCGTACTTGATAGAATAGCCACGGTGAGCGATACACTTCATCCTAACTTAAAGAGATATTAATCCTTTATACCAATGATTTTAAGTATCGATGTCGGCACGAAAAACTTAGCTCTATGCCTTCTCGATGAAGACGCTGATAATATCGTACGACATTGGGATGTTGATGGAATCCCACCCCAACACACGGATGGAGTCTACGTCTCACTTCGAAAACATCTCGATGCGAGACCGTGGGTACTCACGGCTAAGACGATTCTCATCGAGAAACAACCTGAGCGCAACAAGAAGATGATATCTGTGATGCATTTTCTTCACGCTTACTTCATCATTAAGTGTCCCGATGCTGAGACGATACTGTACGATGCTCGTCACAAGATTCCGGATGTCGCGGGACCTGGTAAGGCACAGTACAACAAGAGGAAGAAAGTGTCCATCGAACGTTGTGAAGCCTTTATCCGTGGTGGAACTGTGAATGCTCATTGGCTCGATACCTTCATCAAGTCAAAAAAGAAGGATGATCTGGCAGATACTGTCATGCAAGCCCTCTCATTCGTGAATAGGGTCGAGGTCACCCCGGCTTCAAAGAAGAAGAAGTCGACGAAGATAGTATCCAGAAAACCAAATGAGAATCAGAAGATGACAAAATACTCAAAGTCAAACTTGGCTTGGATTTATCTCAACAAACCTGAATGTGAGTGTCTTGAAAATAACAAAAGGTTTATGAAGGACCTCAAGAGGTATTATCGGGACATTGAGGAGTTTGTTAAAGATTTGAAGTGAATAACAATCAAATGTCTCTCACCATCTGTATGTCCGCTGTGAACAAGCCCAACAACCTTGATCGTGTCATCAAAAGCAATAAGCGTCTCAAGTCGGCGTTTCACTCGAAGAAGGCAAAGAGGAACACCCATCGTGTGGCCCTTGACGAACTTGACACCTTTGTCGAACTCATCGACGAGGCGATCGACGCTATGAATGACACGTGGATTGAAATCGAGAACACACAGGAGAAGTTGTACAAATTGTATGACTTCTGCGGAGAGGTTCCGATGGATGATGAGTGTACCTATTAAAGATTTGAACGGATACTAAATCATAATGGAGAAAGTCTTGGATCATGGCTTTGTTCGTCTCGTTGATCACATGCCTCAACAAGATCTGGACACATCAATCGTACAAGCTGCCCGAGTCTCTTACGGTGACGGTACCAAAACCTCCCGTGGAGACCGGGGACTCATCCGATATCTCCTCCGACATTGGCACACGACCCCCTTTGAAATGGTCGATTTCAAATTTCACATCAAAATGCCCATATACATCGCCCGACAACACATGCGACACCGCACCGCCAGTATAAACGAACTTTCTGCGAGATACTCTGTGGTACCCAAGGAGTACTATGAACCCGACGTCATTCGTGGACAATCTGCTGTGAACCACCAAGGTTCCGAGGGTGTCGTAGAGATTGGTGATCACCTCAAAACCAAGACCAGTGAGCACCTCAACAATGCATTCGATGTCTATGAAGATCTACTCGAGAGTGGATGTTGCCGTGAACAAGCTCGCGGAAACCTTCCACAGTCCACGTACACAGAATTCTATTGGAAGATTAATCTCCACAATCTCCTCCACTACCTCCAATTGAGGATGGAGCCTGGTGCTCAGAAGGAGATTCGAGATTACGCGAACGCGATCTTCAATCTAGTGAAGCCCCTCGTCCCCATCACGATGGAGGCGTTCACGGACTTTAGAGTGAACGCGATGCAGCTCACAGGTCCAGAGATTGAGGCGATTCGCACAGGTGTGATGATGGATTCTCCGGGTGAGCGGAGGGAGTTTGAAGAAAAGGTGAAGCGTTTGAACTTGAAAGTTTAAACAGACACTTAAAAATAAAATGTCCAGAATGAGTACCTTACAAGATGTCGACAATGATCAAGATGTGCACTATCCAAGCGACCAAGACTCTATGCGAGTTCGAAGTGTCTCGCCGCCCCATGACTGCCCGTAAAGCGGGGTATGTTCATGTGGTTGAACACCCCAAGAAAGAAACAGCAGCACTCAACTATAAAGATACAGCGTGTGCGAGAATGGAAGCTGAGAGGCAGCCTCGGCGAGTGGCAAGGCTTAAAAAATTAAATGTCAATACAAAGTAAATGTTCGCCATCACTAACACATTCACAGTATTCGCCGCCACCAACAAGAAGAACAATGGATTCAAAAAGTTGGGTAAAAAGGTGCAGAAGCAGCGCCAGGGTGACGTTGACAGGATCAAGGATAAGCTCTCTGATATTGCCAAGGACGAGACTAAGCGCGTGAAGGAAGTATTCGAAGAGCATAAGAAGCTTTTCCAGAAGGCGAAGCCTAAGGGTTCCACGAAGAAGACCTCTATCGACTTTTACGAAAAGTAAACCACAAAGTACAAAAAACAAAAACTAACGCCAACGGTGTGTCCCCAAATCTCTCTGCCAGTAGAGCGCACACCACGCTGTACTGGACGACCCGTATTTCCTGTCTTGTTTTGACCATAGACCTCTTCATGGCTGCTCTGGACTTCTCCAAGCCCAGAACAGCTGTACTTATTTTTCCAATCTTCGATGGGATTTCTGTCGTCTTCATGACCATCTCACCAAGATCAATGGATTCCATGAATTGTTGTTGAATCATAGGTTCCAGGTAGGTGTAATAATTAAAATCTGGATCCAATTGGATACAAATACCTTCGATGATAGTGAAGGACTTTGCCAGATACACAAAGCTAGTCGGTACAACAAAAGGTTTTTCGGCGGCGAGCTGTACAGCGAGATCATCGTTCATGATTCCCGAACCATCGAGGGTCTCTAAGTAACCCAAGATGTTTTCGAAAAACAGTTCGATGTCGGATACGTCAGTGGTGGTAGGTACAATGACACCGAGATTTATGAGTACATCTACAATACCAGCGGTGTCACGAGTGATGATAAACCCAAACAAGTTCTTAAACCCATCCCGCAATTCTTCAGACAATCGTACAAGCAACCCAAAGTCATAAAATACAAGTTTACCCCTAGACGAAAACCCCAAATTACCAGGGTGTGGATCGGCGTGGAAGAGACCATTGTCCATCGTTTGGATGACGTAGGAATTGATGAGCGCTTCACAGATCTTCTTCTTATTGATCTTGGGATCTTTGATCTCAGTCAACTTGGTCGAAGGTACATATTCCATGACGATCATATCATCATTCGAATACTTTTTGTAGACCCGTGGAATCTTGACCCAATCGACACCCTTCATACTTCTTCGAAACTCGAGGGCATTCTTAATCTCTTGATGATAGTCTGCTTCACCCAGGAGGTACTCGATGGACTCATCCAGGACGTATCCAGAACTGTTGCCCGTATCAATCCCCGCCCACTCCAAAAAGTTCACGATGCTCCTGATGGTGTCTGTGTCTTCCTTCATGATGTCCAGGATGCCAGGTCTCTTCAACTTGACCACCACCTTTTGTCCATTGTGTAGCACCGCCATGTGCACTTGTCCGATACTCGCCGATTTGAAAGGGATGGGGTCAAACTCTTTGAAAATGTCGTGATGTACAAACGTATCAAATTCCACGGGAGGGACGTCATCTTGAAGTGTTTCCAACTCTTTCGTAAATTCGGGTGGATAGAGATCCGCTCTCGTCGAAGCGATTTGACCTAATTTTACAAAGGTTGGTCCAAGATCCAGAAGTTGCTCTTTCGTCCATCGACCAAGTTCAGATTTATTTTGTACAGTCGCGTTTTTCCACAAAAACTTACCTGCAAACTTCCATGTTTTCAACTTTCTGTTAGGAAGCCTAACGGGAACTTTATTGGCTACACATAACATCCTACTTTTTGTAAAGTTTTTTATTTTCTTAAGTTATTAAAATGGTAAAAATTGCTAACTTGTTCAATCCTGTGACCGGTTCAGCTGAGGCGTTCGTACGAACCCAGCCCATCGTGTTCTCTCTGGTCATCTTGTATCAGGGTCTCTTCTCGGGTAATGCGCTCGAGATTCCCGAGAATCTTAAGAAACTTTTTGATAACAAAACGTTCCGATTGTTTTCTCTGATGCTCATCGCTTTCAGTGCTACCAAGGATATCGAGTATGCTCTCCTCTCGACGGTCATTTTCCTGGCTGTCATCTACGCCTTCAAGACTCCCGAAGAGCGCAAAAGGACTGGTCTCATTTAATTTGTGAGCTAAAAATAGAATGAAGATTCATATAATCGGTGCCGGTCCAACTGGCATGTCCCTCGCATGGGAAATTCTCAGGTCAGGTGATCATGACGTGACAATTTACGACAGGAAAATATCAGCCGGTGGTTCGTGGTGGGAACCAGATGAAGACGTTCGAGATTTACACGCACATAGAATTGTTTTTGATCGAGCCTTCATAAACACTCAATCACTTTTCAAGGAAATGGGAATTTCTTGGGATGAGATATTTCGAGCCAAAAGTAATGGCGAGCATGTAAACTTCGTTCTTCGTTCACTCAGTTTGAAAGATTATGGTACACTCATTTCACTTTTTGTGAGAGTTCTCTCACAACCAAAAAAATACAAATCTGTGTCACTCAAAGAAGCGGTTGGAACTTTATCAGAAAAGGGTCAGGCGTGTATCGAACACCTCCCGCTCATCATGGATGGTGTCACTTGGGACGTCATGACAGCCTACGAGTTTGTAAAGAATTTGGATCACGTCGCTCTCTCACAACCCTGTACACAGAAGGTTTCTGGAAAAGTCATGTGTGATGCGATGGAAGAAGCTCTTCTCAATGCTGGTGTGAACTTTGTTTTTGGAACTGAATTGAAAGAGGTTCAATACGAAGATGATAGCTACAGTGCGAGCTTTTCAAATGGTACAGTCATTGATGATGGTATGCTCTTCTTGTGTCTCGACAACAGTCCCGCCTTCAAGTTGATGGGTGACAATTGGGGACCTAAATCCGTGGAAAAGGTCAGAGACAGTACATATGGTGCAATCAATGTTCTTCTCGATTATGATAAAGCCCCCAAAATCAAATCGGATCTCGAGATTGCCGCTACCACTCCATGGAATCTTCAGCCTAAACTTTTATACGGAACGAACACAATTTCATGTGTCATATGTCATCTCACAGATGAGATAATGTCGACGGATCCAGAAACTTTGAAAGTAGAAGTACTGAAGCAATTGGATCTACCGGAACCCAAGGAGGTTCGCATCGGTTGGGGTGCCGAATGGGATGGTGAAAAGTGGCAGTTCTCACAGTCGTCAGGCGTACTCAGTCTCGATGGTCAGCTTTCATTCTTTGGAAAGTGCTCGAAGGTTGCGATGTGTGGCATGATGTCTCCGAGGTACACACCATACTCGAGCATAGAAGCAGGAATCGAGGTTTCCAGGACATTGTCTCACGAATGCTTCGGAACAAGGGAACCCCTCAGACCCATACTTCTCACACAAGTGGTATTATTTGTCATCGTACTACTTATAGTTTTAACTCTAGTCTACCGTAATAGAAATATATGAAGTTCATAGCGAAAGTATATGAACCCATGTATGACTTTAACAACAAAAAGTATATCCGCTTTACGATTCCCCTCAAGTGTGCACAAATTATAGAGGGGATGCACACCTCGAGATCTCATCTCATCGTGAATCAAAATGTAGACAACCCCCTCGATGGTAGAGTCCTCACTGTCAAGGTTCCATTCCGTTATAGGAGAGTGATGTGTGAAGTCAAGGGA